AAGTTCGGTGGGCAGATGTTAGATCAGGCAGGCATCGAACACTTCTATGCGCCTCACGGTATTGAACCCGTGTTCAAGCCAACAAAGAAATATAAGAGTTCTACAGGTGAGGCAACTGGCCGTGAACTGATGGGCATACCTGAAGACAAGTTTGTGGTCATGATGAATGCTGCGAACAAGGGTGCTAACCCTTCACGCAAATCGTTTGGCGAGAACCTGTTGGCGTTCGGCATCTTTGCCAAGACTCATCCTGATGCGGTCATCTATCTGCATGTCGAGCGTGATGGTTCATCTGGTGGGATCAATGTGCTGGATTTGATCAAGGCAGTTGGGCTTGAGGAACATCAGTACAAGATCGTTGATCAGTACGCCTATCGGATTGGGTTCCCGCAAGAGGCTTTGGCTGCGATGTATTCGGCAGCTGACGTGTTGTTGTCTTGCTCGATGGGTGAAGGGTTCGGGTTGGCGGTCATTGAGGCTCAGGCTTGTGGCGTTCCTGTGATTGTTTCGGACTTCACGGCTCAGCCTGAGTTGGTGGGGTCGGGTTGGAAGGTGGATGTGCAGCCGTTCTGGGATGCCCATCAGAAGGCATGGTTCTGCACTCCGCAGGTTCCTTCCATCGTGGATGCCCTGAGACAGGCCTACAACGCTCCGAGAGGCGTGGACAAGACCGCTGTGGAGTTTGCCCAAGGGTACAACGCAGACACCGTCTACGAGGCTCATTGGAAGCCAATCATGAAGGAGCTGCATGAATGGTGCCTGTCATCATCATCCCCGTCCTGAACCGGTATGACCTACTGGAACGGTGCCTGCAATCCATTGACTATCCCGTTGAGCATCTGATCATCGTTGACAATGGCGGCGAGTCCAGCCTGCAATACTTTCCTTGGGTGATTGATAGGCGGCTGGTCAAGAACTATCACGTCTGGTCAATGCCAACCAACCTCGGTGTCGCACCATCTTGGAATCTTGGTATCAAAGCAACACCTCACGCACGAGGCTGGATTCTGTTGAACTCTGACGCATGGTTCAAGCCTGGACAACTGCAACATTTCTACGATGACTGCCAAGATGACATGATTGTTCGCACTGAACGGAACTGGTCGTGTGTGTGGGTTGGGCAGGATGTGGTCAGCAAGATCGGTCTATTCTCGGAGTGTTACGTTCCCGCCTACTTTGAGGACAATGACTATGAGCAACGTGCGAAGGCGTTCAACATCTCTGTCATGGTTTCGGATGCTGAAGTTGAGCATGACAATTCGTCAACGCTCAAGGCGAATCCTGCGTTTGGCGAGAAGAACAACCGCAGCTTCGCAGACAACAGCAATCTCCACGACATGCGATGGCGGTCAGGAATACCAGATGCGGGGGCTTGGGACTTGGGCAGACGAAGAACACTCGGGTGGGATTGATGCGCGTCTTTGATGGTGTTCTATACAACGGTGAGGCTGATGTTCTTGAGTGTCGTTTGTGGGAGTTGGCTGACACTGTTGATGTGATGGTGATTGTTGAGGGTGACAAGACTTTCACCGGCAAGCCACGCCAACGTGCAGATCGGGAACGGTTTGCCAAGTGGGCTGATCTGATTCATTGGGTGGACTTTGAAACACCAAGACATCACAATCCTTGGACTGTTGAGAAGGCAACTCGTGACCAGTTGCTGGTTGAGTTTGATCGGCTTGGTTGTCAGCCTGATGATGTGATCACTGTGTCGGATGTGGATGAGATTTGGCATCCTCGGATGGTGGACAGTTTTGCTCAGGGTTGGCATCGAGCGATGATGCGGAACTTTGCTTTCAGTGTTCATTGGGAACGCCCGTTGCATTACACGATGATCGGTGGCACTCGTGGGAAGGCTGCTGATTCTTTGGATTGGATGCGCAGATTTGATCGGATCAATATGCCTGTCGCTTTTGGCGGGTTTCATCTTGGTTGGATGGGTGGGGTGGATTGGTGTGTGAATAAGTTGACTGAGTTCTCCCATCAGGAATACAACGTGGGTGACACGCGCACAATGATTGAGGCTTGTTTCGCTGAGGGGAAGTTCATTGATGGTGAAGTGATGAACCAGGTTGAACTTGATGCTGATTGGCCTTGGTGGATTCGCAACGACTTGCATCCTGAGTCGTGGAGGGTGAAGCGATGAGTTTCTTGTTGACGCATTGTTGTTCGATTGAATACTGGGAGAAGTTTGGCAAGCAGTATGTTGCGATGATTGAGGCGATGAACCCTCAACCTGATGAGGTGATCCTTTCATCGTTGGTTCCTTTGCCTGTGCCTTCATCCATTCGGAACATCATCACGAAGGAACTGTTCTGGGATGGTGTCAATGAGGCTGTTGAAGCATCGTCTTGTGATTGGGTTGTACCGGCAGGGGTTGATCAGATCATGTTGCATGATGCGTTGGTCGGCTTGGATCGTGATTGTGATGTCATCTCGATTGCTGGTCGTACCCAGCATGGGGAATCGTTTCAGGCAAGCCCTGATGGCTATGCAGGTATTTTGACTTCAACAACTAATCCGATGGCAGGCATGACGGTTATGAGGCGGAATGTTCATTTGGCTTATCCTGCTCGACGCAGTATGTATGCCGATTGGATTCAGTGGATGGAGTTCCGCAAGGCTGGTTTGCGGGTTGAGTTTGATACCACTCAAAGGTTTATTCATTGGCGGCATCCAGAGGCGGTATCATTTCAACCTCATCCACAAGGTGAGGCTGATGTTGCTTTGTTTCGTAGTTTGATCAATGATCATGAGATTGTGCCTGGTCAAGAGTTTCCACCTGTTGTGGTGAAGTAACATAGGAACACCATGACCATCACCAATGGCTACGCCACTCGCAATCAGATCAAAGCAGCTCTCCGCATTGGGACGGCTGACACCATTGATGATGAGTTGATTGACAACTGTGCTGGGGCTGCTTCACGTCTCATTGACGGATATTGCAACCGCCAGTTCTGGTCTGTTGGTTCTGCAACCAGTCGGGTCTATATGGCTGAGAATGATTTCTATTGCAGCATTGATGACATCGCTGGAACTGCGATTGTGTTGAAGACTTCTGGTGCTACCGATGGAAACTTTGATGTGACTTGGTCGCCGTCTGATTATCAGTTGGAACCGTTGAATGGTCGCTTGGATGGTTTGCAGTGGGCGTATGACAAGATTCGTGCGGTTGGTGACTATCTGTTTCCAACAGTCAACGGCAACTATGGTGAGCAGGCTTTGGTTCAGGTGACTGCTGTGTTCGGTTGGCCGTCTGTGCCGGAACCTGTCACACAGGCCACAATCATTCAGGCTTCACGAATCTTCAAACGATATGACTCACCTCTTGGTGTTGCAGGTTTCGGTGACTTGGGTGCCATTCGTGTTTCTCGGTTCCTTGATCCGGACATGGCACAACTTGTCGAACCGTATCGACGGCTGCGAATGTTCGCATGAACGAAGCAACAACCGTCACCCAGATCAAGCAGGGTTTGCAGGTACGCCTGGCAACCATCAGCGGTCTGAGGTCATACGCCTATCAGCCTGACAATCTGAACACCCCGTTCGCTTGGCCGATGCTGGACACGATCACCTACAACGGTGCGATGCGTGGAGGGTTGATCACATCAGTCTTCACGGTGTCGGTTGTGGTGGGCAGGTCAGCTGAGCGGTCTGCGCAAGCTGCGTTGGATGGGTTCCTGTCCTATGAGGGTGCGACTTCTATTCGTGCCGCTTTGGAAGGGGATCGCACGTTGGGTGGTGCGGTCGCGAACCTACTGGTCGAGTCGGCTTCAAACATCTCGACAATGGAAGGAAACGACACCACCTATCTGATGGTGGACTTCCGTGTCATCGTCTATCAGTAGCGGTTGCCCGCTTGCGGTTGGTGCGTGTAGAGTTATCGCATCGGCTCAGCCGAGCAGAAGTAGTTCATCTCGATAGCCGATAAGGCAGGAGCATCAAATGGCAAAGCAAGTTCTCACCAACGTAGTAGTCACCTTCGGTACTGCTAACACCGATATTTCTCAGTATGTAGGATCAATCACTTTGTCCACGACTGCTGCGGAAGTTGCGACTACAGCAATGGGTTCTTCGGCTGTGACTCGCATCCAAGGTTTGATCGATAACTCGGTCACACTTGAGCTGCATCAGGACTACCCAACGATCGAGAAGTTGTTCTACGATGCGTTCGTTGCTGGTACTGCTGTGCCAATGACTGTGAAGCCAAACGGAACTGCTGCTGCTTCGTCTGCTAACCCACAGTATGCGTTCAACGCTTTGCCTGTGTCTTGGACTCCTGTTGCTGGTGCTGTTGGTGACTTGGCTGTTGTCAGCATCACCTACCCGATCTCTGGTGCAATCACCAAGACTGGCACTGGCGCATAGTTTCAACATAACAACCCTTACCTGCGGAGGTATATATGAAGATTGCACTTGAATTGACGAGTGCGCTCGATGGCAAGTCACGAAAGATTGTGGCTGCGTTCCCAGACTTCATTGCGTTTGAGAACAAGTTCAATCGAAGCGTTGCCAAGTTTGAAACAGAACTCACGTTGACTGACCTTGCGTATTTGGGTTGGCATGCTGAGCATCGTTTGAAGAAGACTGGCCTTGACTTTGAATCATGGTGCGATGAGATTGAATCGCTAGAAGTGGGAGATGCTGCTGAAGCAGTGATCGTCCCTTTGGAGATCAGTCAGCCCACTGGATGATCGCGTACCTGTCTTGCGAGACAGGTATTGCACCATCAGTGTTGCTGGCAGAATCTCCACGCATGATCTTCACAATGCTCGCCTATCTTCGTTGGAGGGCAATTCATTTGAAGAGGTAGTCTGAGCCAATGGCTATCAAACCAATCGGTCGAGGAGGTCAAGTAAGTTTTCCTCCTGGCGGCAAGACTGTCGTTGAGATTGTTGGCATCACTCAGTTCATTCGTGAACTAGCCAAATCGGATGAACGATTCAAGAAGGAAGCAAACACGGCAGCCAAGTCGGTTGCAGAGTTGTTGATTGTGGCTGCCAAGTTTGAGGCGACTTCAGTAACCAGAAGCAATCAGGCAACTGAAGTGATGAAGGGCATGAAGGCTAGGTCGTTCAATTCGTTGCCTGCTGCGGTTCTGTCTGAGAAGAGTGCATTTGTTTCTAAATCTCGCCCGAACCGTAAACGCAAGCGCAAGGTGACTAGGGGTGACGTGTTCTTTGGTGCGGAGTTTGGTGGCGGTAAGTTCGGCAAAGGAACCCCAACTGTCGCCGGAAGGGGTCGCAAAGGCGGTGGTTACACCAGCCAGTTCTTGAGACATCGAGGCACGGCAGGATACTTCTTCTGGCCTGCGGTCACGAAGAATAAGGAGCGAATTGCCAAGGAATACTTGGATGCCATCACACGGGTGCTAGACAAATTGGATGATTGACTTCCGCTGAGATTCCACTACCCTGATAGGTAGGGAGGTGGTCATGGCAGTTCTGTTCAGCAATGTGAAGGCGATTGAGCCGAAGCCGTTGGCTTCCTCGTGGGAGCAGCTGCGTGAGTTGTTGGCGTTCCATGAGGAGAATGCTGTCAAGACTGACGGGGCTTTGTGGTCACCGGTTGAGTACTACCCGAACACCACTCGTGGCAACCGTAATGTGCGGTTCATTGAGGCTTTGGTGGTGGACATGGACGGTGAGTCGTTCCGTGAGGCAAGGCTTGATGGGTTGGAGTGGTTTGCGTATTCAACCTATTCGCATCGTGATGATGATCCTCACTATCACTTGGTGTTGCCTTTGGCTGAGCGTGTGCCTGCTTCATTGTGGCGGGCTGTGTGGCAGGGGTTGCATGAACGGTTGAATCTTGTTGGTGACCCGCAGACGAAAGACCCTGCACGGTTGTT